GAGTTCGAACTGCGCATCGACGACCGCGACGGAGCGGTGGTGCTGCCGCCACGCGGAGCCAGCATCGAGATTTACCTGGGCTACGCCGAAACCAAACTGACCCGCATCGGCCGGTATGTGGTTGATGAGATCGAACTGTCCGGTCCGCCGGATACGTTGGTGATCACCGGCAAGGCCAGCGACATGCGCGGCAGTGGCAAGACCACGCGCAGCGGAAGCTGGGAAAACGTGCCGCTGTCACGGATCGTCGCCGACGTCGCCGCCCGCAACGGCTGGCAGGCAGTCTGTCCGGTGCAGACCAAGGTACCGCGTGCCGATCAGCTCAACGAGTCGGACTTCAATTTCATTACACGCCTGGCCAAACAGTACGACTGCACCGCCAAGGTGGCCGACGGCAAGTTGCTGGTGATGCCGCGTCAGGGCGGGCAAAGCGCATCCGGCAAGATGCTGGGCACGGTGACTATCCATCGCCGGGACGTCAGCCGCTTCCAATTCAGACTAGGCGACCGCAACACCCACAAGGCTGTGTCGACCAAGCATCAGGACAAGAAGACCGGCAAGCTTGCCGTAGTCACCCTCGACAACGACGAATCACCGGACGGCCTGCCGCCGGTGCATACAGACCGACATATCTACCCGAACAAGTCAGCCGCCGAAGCGGCGGCCCAAGCGCGTCTCACCGCGTTCAACCGTTCCACGGCTGGCGTGCGGCTGGAGATGGTGGGCCGCACTGACCTGTTTGCCGAACGATCGATCAACGCCCAGGGCTTCAAGGTCGGGCTCGATGGCGAATACCTGGTCGACTCGGTGGAGCAGGTATTCACCCAGGCCGGCTGGAGCACCACGGTCGAGTGCAACGGCGGCAAAAAGGGCAAGGCGAAAGCCAAAGGCAAGAAGAAAAAGCCGGCGAAGGATTTGAAGGTCGTTCAGATCAAGCAGTAGCGCTGCATTCCTATAACCCAGGAGAACCCCATGGCTCTGACAGAACAACAGCTGCAACGCATCATGCCCAACGCCCGCCGCCAAGCGGGCATTTTTGTTTCTGCGCTCAATGCCGCAATGGCCCACCGGCAGATCAACACGCCGCAACGCCAAGCCGCGTTTCTCGCCCAGGTCGGGCACGAATCCGGCGAGCTCAATTACGTGCGCGAGCTGGGCGGCGACCAGTACCTGAGCAAGTACGACACCGGCACACTGGCTGCAAGGCTGGGCAACACGCCCGAGGCCGATGGCGATGGCCAGCGCTACCGTGGCCGGGGCCTGATTCAGATCACCGGCCACAACAATTATCTTCGCTGCAGCTTGGCGCTGTTCGGCGACGAGCGTTTGTTGCGCACGCCGGAGCTGCTGGAACTGCCGCAATGGGCCGCCGAGTCGGCCGCGTGGTTTTGGTGGGTTCGAGGGCTGAACGCCCTGGCGGATCAGGGCGAGTTCGAGGAAATCACCCGCAAGATCAACGGCGGCCTGAACGGCTTGCAGGATCGCCTGCAGTTGTGGGAGCGGGCGAGGGCGGTGCTATGCGCCTCGGTGAACTGATCCCGGCGCCGTATCGGTTGTTTGGTAAAGCAGTGCTGCTGGCAACGCTGGTCGGCGGATCCACGGCCATCACTTGGCAAGTGCAGGATTGGCGCTTCGGCAAACAACTCGCCGAGCAGGCTCGCCTCCACATCGAAACCCTCAACCAAATGACCCTGGCCTCGGCCGCCCAGCAGCGTGCCGAACAAGACAAGCGCCTCGCGCTCGAGCAGCGCCTGGCATCCAGTGAGCAAACCCACTACCGAGCTTTGAGCGATGTCCAACGTGATCAAGATCGTCTGCGCGACCGCCTTGCCACTGCTGATCTGCGCCTGTCAGTCCTCCTCGATGCCACCACCGGCGCCGGCAACGGATCGATGCCAGCCACCGCCACCACCGGCAGCGTGGTTCATGGCCCCACAAGAGCCGAACTTGACCCAGCGCATGCTCTACGAATTATCGGCGTCACCGAGGACGGCGACCGGGGGCTGATTGCCCTTGCGGCCTGTCAGGCATACGCCAAAGAAGTCTCAACACCGAAGTGAAAAAGAGCGGCCGGTCCGGATGCGTCAACATCCGGATCGACCGCCGTCCCTGCAGATGGTCCCTGCAAGTCCAGCCAAGGCTCTTGCTCCGTGCACAAAGCGCGGCGAGCCTAGCACCTGTTTATATATACAGTAAAGGTCTTGCTTTTTATGTCTACACCCATCATCCCTTGGATGGGCGGCAAACGCCGCCTGGCCGACCGCCTCATTCCGCTTTTTCCGCCACACGAATGCTACGTTGAAGTCTTTGCCGGCGGTGCCGCTCTGTACTTCATGAAGCCCCAGCCATCGCCCGTGGAAGTCCTCAACGACATCAACGGCGACCTGGTCACGCTTTACCGCGTCGTGCAGAACCACCTCGAAGAATTCGTGCGCCAGTTCAAATGGGCGCTCAGCTCGCGACAGGTGTTCGAATGGCAGAAAATGACCCGCCCTGAAACCCTCACCGACATCCAGCGTGCCGCCCGATTCTTTTACCTGCAGCACCATGCCTTCGCCGGCAAGGTCTCGGGTCAGACATTCGGCACGGCGACGACTGCCCCTGCCATCAACCTGCTGCGCATCGAGGAAAACCTCTCGGCCGCGTGGCAGCGCCTGTCCGGCACCTACGTCGAAAACCTCCCCTGGCTTGAATGCGCTGAACGCTACGACCGCGCCCATACCTTTCACTACATGGACCCCCCATATTGGCAGACCGCCGGTTATGGCGTGGATTTTCCGTTCGAGAACTACCAGCGCATGGCCGACTTCATGCGGCGCTGCAAAGGCAAAGTGATGGTCAGCATCAACGATCATCCCGACATCCGGCGCGTGTTCGAAGGCTTCCATTTCGAAACGTTGGACATCCGTTACACCACAGCCAATCAGCGGCAGGGTAAGGCCGAAGTCAGTGGCGAACTGGTAATCATGAACTGGCAGCCGGAAGCGTTAGCGGGATTATTCTGAAATTTTTTTCGCGGTGAAAAAATTAGAAAATAGATGGCTCGGGCGATTGGTTTTATTTGGTGCCTCAACGATTTGTGTATATGTCTGGAGAATATCTAGGTCGAGTGTATATTAGATACGAGCTATTATCGTCGCGCCCAGTAAGTTCTGGATGCACTCTCGAACAATGCCAAATGCTGCTGATTGGTCCCGGTAGAGTAAGGGTTTTATTTATGATGGAGTTGAATTTAAGAGCGTCCCAGGTCTAATGTTAAATAGGTAAAGGCTTGGGCCTCATCATGGGGTAAAGCTTTTGAACGCTCTAGCTCTAGTAAAATAGTTATAAAGGAATCTATCGAGCTAGGAGTGGCGCCAATTAATTCAAAGCTGCCTTCAAGCAGCGCTACCGTGATCTCTTCTGAATTTTTTAGCGCCTCATTATCGATTTTTTCAATTATTCCAAATGTAAGTTCGGAAACTATCGGGCTAAGTAATATCAGTTTTTGTAGAGAGTCATTATATTTTGGAGCAATAGTTAGTGGCATCTTTTATGCCTCCTTTTTTATTAATGTAATCTTAAAAAATAAGGCAAAGGGCCATGTCTTCGATGTTTTTTCTTGTACATTGGCGAAGGGTTTGTATAGGTCTTTATATGGTGGCTTTAATATGATGTGTCTTATTTGTGGATTATCAATTGGTTAGTGAGGCTTTTCCAGTAGTCGGGGGTATGTTGTATTGTTTGAACTAATTTCCAGGAGCCGCTGGTCGTGGATGTCGTAATTTTTTACAACTCTTGCTCATGTTTGTTTTTCGTAATTTAGCGGACAACACAGTCCGTAACGAGAATCTCTAGGAGAAATGAAATGGCTAATAGCGGAAATAACAATCCTGGCAATTTCGCAAACGATCACGAAAAAGCGTCTGAAGCAGGACGCAAAGGTGGTCATGCTTCTGGCGGAAATTTCGCGAATGATCCAGAACGAGCGTCCGAAGCCGGCAAGAAGGGTGGTGAAAACAGTCATGGCGGTGGCCGGCAGGCTAGTGAGTCGTCCTCAGAAGGGCAGAATCGCGGTTCGGGCCATGGAGGAAATTTCGCCAATGATCCCGAAAAAGCTTCTGAGGCTGGCAAGAAAGGTGGTCAGCATAGCCATGGAGGGAATCATAAATCGTAAAGCAGCGTAAGCCGTCAGGTCTCGCTTTCTGTTGCGAGGCCTGGCGCAACTTAATGAGGTGGATTTATGCAGCTTTGGTTTATCTGTACTTTTGTTTGTATCACAATGGTTTGGATTACTGTGGTCGCGTTAGCTATCTACTCGATAGCCTTTGCTTGACTGTATTCATTACATTTCGAGCGTTTCTCCCGCACCGCGATATTACCGTCCGTACGGATGCTCAACGTAGATCCGTGAATGCTAGCTTTGTAACAAATCCCCTTCCGGCGCACATCAGGCAGTCGTCCCGTGGGCCAAAGCGATCAAGGCAGGAGGGACAGATACAGAACGCCGCTGATTCAATATGTGGTCGCACCTTTTCAAACGCATGCAGATCGCGCTCTTCCTTTGCGATTTGGGCGGCATCCACTAAAGCCCGGTAAGTGAGAGGGTCATCGATGGGCCGGAGGTTGACACCTCTGATTACCCGTTCAGTCTCAATCAGTTGGTACTGCTTCCCGTACATATACAGGATTAGTCCCGAAATCTTGCCGATATTCCTAGAGAGCCCCAGATCCAGATGTATTCCTTCCGGGCCTGAGTACACCTTCCCGTCATAGGTGAAGGATGCACCTCGGGGTTTGTCGGTAGCGAAGTTGAATATCGAACGGCTGATCGTGCCCAGCAGCTTACCGTTATCGACCTGCACGACGTCGTAAGTCGAAGCCCCGCGGTAATGACTTGGCGAATCTTGCAGCTCCTCGACTGCGTGCCAGTAGGCAGCGTTCGCCATCTCATTCATGTCGAATTGTTCAAGCTGGTCGATTAGATTCTCTGCATGGAGGGCTGCAGTCATCTCGTGGAGAGTTTCCCGGTGGCCTTCAGGGTTTTGCATACGAAAGTCGTGGTCGTCGAGAGTGTCGCGCCATCGCTGGAGCCGTAGGGATTTGGCTTGGTCGAAATTCATGGAAACGGATTCGCTGTACAAATACTGTTTTTATGTACAGTAATGGAGGCCGAAGCGTTGAGCGAGGATGAGGCGACGAGCTGTAACGAACGACTGCTTTCTGGCTGTGGATTCAACCGGTCGACGCAACAGATTGGCTGAATCGTTCTGCCTGTGTTTCGTACTCTAGTGTTTTCCGAGGGGGGGGCTATTTAGCTGCCTTGCGACTTCATTGAGTGTGGCGTGTGACGACTGCTACCGACCATAAAAGGTCAGCTCTGGCTGTCAGCTTTCGGCCATAAGCGGTCATTCAGATACTCAGCAATCACAACCTTTCTTCGATCATCTAGAAATTGTGGTCCATCACGCTTAGACACATTGGGTCTAGTCGGATCTTTATCTATTAACCTCAGTATCCTAGGCTTGCAGATGCGCCTCCGAGCGTGACCTTTCAGCAGCGGGAGAACGGCATGAGGCTTTCGACGTTCATTTTTTCGAATATGGAGTCGATTTTGGTTGAGTGGGAGCATTTCGCTCGGACGGTGGTCACTCCTGTGCCAATTTCGGATCAGAAAGGCCTCAGAAATCACGCTCAGCAGATTCTTCATCGCGTTGCATCGGACATGCGTAAGTTTCAGACAGAGCAGGAGCAGATCGATAAATCGCAGGGCCGAGCGCCACCAGAGGATGAAGAGACACCAGCGCAAACTCACGCCGTACTGCGATTTATGG